TTCCCATAGTGATGTAGGCGCACAAATTCATAGCATCGGCCAATGGGAAGTGCCGCTGCAGACCACGCGAACGGAGTAAATTCGCATGGGCTGGCAGCTTTATTAAGTGCACCCATTTTGCCTCTGCGGCTCCGTTCGGTTCGACCGAAAGGAGCACGCACATGAATAACCAGAAGGAAGAAAAACAGTACTACATCACTATCGACGGCCAGGAGATTCCTGTATCTGAAGAAGTATACCGCGCTTATAAGAGACCTGCTTGGGCGGAGCATAAGCGCGAGGAGAGGGGTAAGCGTTGTATCATTGCGGGCGTTCGCTGCAAGAAAGATTGTAGTCAGTGTCCCCATCGCCAAACTGGTTCTGCGCTTTCTATTGAGGATTTTTCGGAGGATGGCTTCGCTCCTGCAGATCTGTCTGCTGATGTTGAGGAGATCGTAGCCAGTCGCATCCTACTTGAGGATCTGTTCAAAGCGCTGGAGGAACTAGATCCAGATGGCAGACTGCTGTGCCAGTTGGTCAGTGAGGGACAAACGGAGCGCAGTATTGCCGAGCACTTTGGCATCAGTCAGGTAGCTGTCGGAAAACGGAAAAAGAAGCTCTTTGCGCATTTGCGTGAGATTCTCGGTGACTGGAAATAAAAAAGTTTTGATTACTGGTTATCAAAGTGACGGTTCTTGTCCTGTGACTGGTGAGAGGCAAACGAAACTAACTCTCAGACAGGAGGATGCCCATGCAGAATACTGCAAACCAGATTGATAGTCGAGCCGAGGAAGTCATGGACGTGCTGATTGCCATCAGTGTCGTATCCAAGCGCCTCGCTGGTAAGATTGCCAATCTGAAGAAACGCGCACAGGAAGGAGGAGAAAACGCCCATGAGCGCAATGAGTGAACTGGCAACCATTAAGGAAGAGCTTCTTCAGTGCAGCCAGGCACTGATCGGTATTGCCGATACTCTAAAAGAACTGGCACATACCTGGGATGAACCTCTTCCGGAGAAGGAAAACGCTGCTCCAGCTCCCGATCCCATGCTGACGCTTGCTGATGTACGAGCATGCCTAGCTCAGAAGTCGGTGGAGGGACACACGGCAGCAATTCAAACGCTGATTCGTAAGTACGGCGCTGAAAAGCTGAGTCAGGTGGACCCGAAGAACTATGCCGCTTTGATGGCAGAGGCGGAGGTGCTCTAATGCCGCCTGAAAAACATGCAACCCTTTCTGCCTCTTCATCCCAGCGGTGGCTGAACTGTACGCCTTCTGCTTTGCTCGAGCAGCTGTTTCCCAATAAGGAAACCAATGCTGCTGCGGAGGGTACAGCAGCGCATGCGCTGTGTGAACACAAGCTGCGCAGAGCGCTGAAGATGCAATCAAAAAAGCCAACATCCAAATACCAATCTGACGAAATGGATGCCTATACGGATGCTTACGTTCAGTTTGTGATGGAAATGTTGGCAGAAGCCCGACAGCTGTGTGATGACCCGGTTCTTCTCATGGAGCAAAGGCTGGATTTTTCCGAATACGTTCCTGGTGGATTTGGAACTGGTGACTGTGTCATCATTGCTGACAAACTCTTGCATATCATCGACTTCAAGTATGGGCAGGGTGTCCTTGTTGAAGCTGAGCAGAATCCTCAGATGATGTTGTATGCGCTGGGTGCGCTGCACGCGTTTGGCAGTCTATATGACATTGAAACTGTGTCTATGACCATTTACCAGCCTCGACGGGAGAACATCAGCACATGGTCGCTACCCGCTGCCGACTTGCTTGATTGGGCGCGGAACGAGCTTGTTCCCAAGGCGAAGCTTGCCGCAGAAGGAAAAGGCGATTTCTGCCCAGGGCCCTGGTGCATCTTTTGCCGAGCGGCAGTGAAGTGTAGAGCACGCGCTGAAAACAAGCTGGAATTGCTGAAGTACGAGTTTACCCCACCGACACTTCTATCCGATGAAGAAATTGAAGATATCTTGGGCAAGCTGGACGATCTGACGCACTGGGCAAACGAGGTCATGGCCTACGCCCAGGATGCCGCGCTGAATCACGGAAAGCAGTGGCGAGGCTATAAGATCGTCGAGGGGCGTTCAAACCGAAAGTACACGGATGAAGAGGCTGTTGTCACCGCTGCCAAGGCTGCAGGGTACACAGACATCTTTCGGCGGACACTGCTGCCTATCACTGAAATGGAAAAACTCATGGGCAAGCAGATCTTCCGCGCTGTACTGGGTGACCTGATTGAAAAGCCAACGGGCAAACCTACGCTGGTACCGGCTGCGGATAAGCGGCCTGCAATGGAACTCGCGACTGTGGATTTCACGCAAATCAAAGACAATGAATGAAAACGGAGGAAAAGAAAAAATGGCTAAGCAAAACAACACCAAGGTAGTTACCAATGTGGTTCGCCTCTCTTACGCAAACATCTGGGAGCCCAAGTCTATCAACGGCGGTGCAGAAAAGTATTCCTGCAGCATCATCATCCCCAAGTCCGACACAGATACCATTGCTGCCATCAATGCAGCGATCGATGCCGCCATCAAAGATGGAACCCACAAGTTTGGTGGCAAGGTGCCTCAGAAGGGTGCTCTTAAGCTCCCTCTGCGTGATGGCGACGTGGAGCGTGATGACGAAGCCTATCAGGGCTGCTTCTTCGTGAACGCCAACAGCACGACTGCTCCTCAGGTGGTGGACCAGCATGTTCGCCCCATTCTGGAGCGCAGTGAGATCTACAGCGGCGTGTATGCCCGCGTATCCCTGTCCTTCTATGCTTTCAATAGCAACGGCAATCGCGGCATTGCTTGTGGCCTCGGAAATATCCAGAAGGTGCGTGACGGTGAACCCCTGGGTGGCCGTACCAACGCAGCCGACGAATTCACTACTCTTGCGGACGAGGATTTCCTCTCCTGATAACCATTGGGGCGGTGGAGCAATCTGCCGCCCCAATTCATAGGAGGCATTCATGAAAAACCTGTCCATTGATATTGAGACATTCAGCAGCGTTAACCTCGCCAAGGCTGGTGTGTATCGCTATGCTGAAAGCCCTGATTTTGAAGTCCTGCTATTTGGCTATTCGGTGGATGGAGCACCTCCCCAAGTTATCGACCTGGCAAGTGGAGAAAAACTACCTCCAGCAATTCAGGAGGCATTGGTTGATCCTTTAGTAACCAAATGGGCCTTCAATGCACAGTTTGAGCGAGTGTGCTTGTCCCGTTATCTGGGTAAAGCGCTAGCCCCACTATCATGGCATTGTACCATGGTGTGGGCTGCAACTTTAGGCCTTCCCCTGTCTTTGGAGGGCGTTGGCGCTGTGTTGGGGTTGGAAAAGCAAAAACTGAAGGAAGGCAAGGAGCTGATTCGCTATTTCTGTACTCTGAACAAGCAGCGCGATGGCTCCATGATCCGTCACTATCCTTCTGATGCCCCTGATCGATGGAAGCAATTCATCGCATACAATTTGCGCGATGTGGAAACGGAGATGGCTATTCAGCAGAGACTCTCAAAATTCCCGGTATCGCATACCGAATGGAGAAACTATCGATTGGATCAACAGATCAACGATCGGGGCATCATGCTGGATATGCCCATGGTGCGCAACGCAATCCGATGTGACGATCAGTTTAAGCAGGCACACATGGACATGGCCCGGGAGATTACAGGGTTGGAGAATCCCAATTCACCCGCTCAGCTGAAGGCGTGGCTTTCAGAACAGGGCATCGAAGCTGATTCATTGTCTAAGGGGGCTGTTCATGAGCTGCTTGAGCGTACTGAGGGCGTAGTTGAACTTGCGTTGTCATTGCGCTTGGAACTGGCGAAATCCAGCGTAAAGAAATATACAGCAATGGAGAATGCTGTGTGTGAAGATAGCCGTGCACGCGGCCTGATTCAGTTTTATGGTGCGCCACGTACGGGGCGATACGCTGGTAGGTTGATACAGGTTCAGAATTTGCCCCAGAACCATTTACCTGATCTCGACCAGGTGCGCTGCCTGATTCGAAGTGGCCAATTTGATGCTGTCAGTATGCTGTATGATTCTGTACCGCTCGTCCTTTCAGAGCTTATCAGAACAGCTTTCGTTCCCAAGCCAGGCTGTCGCTTTTTTGTTGCTGACTTTGCTGCCATAGAAGCCCGTGTGATCGCCTGGATTGCAGGGGAGGAATGGAGGCAAGATGTCTTTAAGCAGGGCGGGGATATCTACTGTGCCAGTGCCGAGCAAATGTTTCATGTCCCAGTTCAAAAGCATGGTGTGAACTCGCACTTGCGGCAAAAAGGTAAGATTGCAGAACTAGCCCTTGGGTATGGAGGATCAGTTGGTGCGCTAAAGGCCATGGGTGCTTTGAACATGGGTGTGCCTGAAGAGGAGCTTCAGCCGCTAGTCGATAGCTGGCGCGAGGCAAACCCGAATATTGTCGATCTTTGGTGGGCGGTTGATAAAGCTGTCAAAAAGGCAGTTACAAGAAAGGCAACTGCCGAAACCCATGGTATTGATTTTCGGTGGGAAAAGGGCTTCTTGTTTATCACGCTTCCCTCGGGCCGGGATCTTGCGTATGTGAAGCCTCGGCTTGGCGAAAACAAGTTTGGTGGAGAGTCCATCACTTACGAGGGTGTTGGAGCGACAAAAAAGTGGGAGCGTCTGGAGTCATACGGTCCCAAGTTTGTTGAGAATATCGTGCAGGCCACAGCGCGTGATATTTTGGCCGAAGCCATGCTGCGGCTTGACGCTGCAGGATATCACATCGTTATGCACGTGCATGATGAGGCTGTAATCGAGGCTCCGGCTGATACGTCGCTGGAAGAAATCTGTTCAATCATGGGAAGAACACCGAAATGGGCTAATGGCTTAATACTTCGGGCGGATGGTTATGTTTGTGACTTTTATCGAAAGGATTAAGGTAGAAATGACTTGACTTATCCGCCATTCAGAGCGAATATCACGTACCCCAATAATACAAGGAGGTAGCTGTATGAAAGTATTGATTGTTGAGCCAGGAAAGCATCCCCGAGAGGCGGACATCCCTAGCGGACTCGAATCCCTCCAGAAGGTCGTCGGTGGGTACATTCAGGCCATTTACCCTTTCGATGATCCTGTAGCGCTTGTATGTGATGAAGAGGGCCTGTTCAAAGAAACAGAATGGAATAGGTTCATCTGCGAAGGTTGCGCCATCAAGGGCACCTTCTTCATATGCGGGTTGGGCGCAGAGGATTTCACTGACCTGCCGGAGAATCTGCTTCAGAAGTATACGAAGCGGTTCTATGAGCCCGAGTTGTTTGTGCGGACTGCGCAAGGGATACAGGTAATCCGTATACGTTGAAAATACAACCAAAGAGGCGGGCGGCACTTCGACTTTGAAATGCCCCCGCCTCTTTTTTGTGCTTGGAATATTGTATAGCTGTATTCATGTGTCAGTTGGATATGGAGCCCCACTCGGGTGCAGTTTTGCCCACAATGAGCGGTCATGGCGCTCGATATAGCTGAATGTATCAGAAAGCGATAAGAAGATACGTGGTTGCTTGTGGTATTCTGCCCAGTCAATTGAGGCACGAACTAAGTTAATATGATCTAGCTTTACCGGTCTAGCATGTACATCCAAGCGCCATTTGCCTACAGGGGTTACGATATAGTAATAAGGCGGTGCATATTCATGCTCGTATCCAGAGGCATCACATAAAGAATCCAGCATAGCAGCTGATTCCCCACTTCGTTCGTGGCTGGTTATAGGAATGGACACATGAATTCCGTCTTTCTGCTTCGGCTTGCACTGCTTACATGGTGCTAGGCCTTTCCGGATGGCATCCTCATAAAGAGCAAAGCCTCGTAAGTCAGTCAACCCATTAAGCTTAGGACACTCTCTTCTATGAAATGTACTGTATCCTCGTCCAGCCCAAAAAGCATAGCTGGAATGTGTCAGTGTAAGAAAATCCTTTCGCTCTTCTTCTCCCAAATGAACGCTAGATGGTAAAGCAGAACGCTCTTTCATAGCGGTTGTGTAGCGGGCATATGCGCGCTTCTCATCCTTGCTCATGTGTCGATTTGCGCCATCATATACACGTCCTGGGATTGGTGGACGGTATGGAGGATACGGGTCTGGTGCTGCAGTCGGCTTACAGACTTTACAAGCGGTACGCCCTGTTTCCACACAAGCTTTGTAACCGATCGAGCCAAGTAGAGTACCCCGGTAGGCTGTGCGGATAATTTTGCAGTTGCGAGTGTGGAATACGTTTGAATTGCTCATGTATACATAACTGTACTGCGAGCGATTGATGATATCGGTATTGCGCTCAATTACAGCTTTACGATGTTCCTGAACACAGCAAGCACAAGGCTTCAAGTGTTGCTTCAAAGCGTATTGTAAGGTACCAAAGCCACGAGCAGCTTCGCTTGATGCAATAATGGGACATTGATCAGCGTGAATGATCTTTGTTTTTAGATCCAGCCAGAATGGGAATTGCCCCGGCTGATATACATCGTGGTGTGTGGGCGGAGCAATACGCTTTTTTGAGATTACTACGGGTTGCGGAACGTCAGTGAATACTTCTCTGTGATCAATCTTCGTTGCTGATAGCAGCAGACGGATGACTTCCACATCATTGGCAGAAGAGTGCTGCGGCTTGGGAACCATCAGTCCTCTTGCCTTCGCAAGTGCATAGGGACTTCCGGTATTTCGCAAGCCGTCGCGCAGTAAACCACATACATTGTTACCGATAATATGATGATTACCAGTAGGTTTCTGCTTCAGAATAGCCTTGATCAGATTCTTGTAGTTTTTTTCCGACTCGTCATGCCACCAGCATATATCATCGGTGGGGAGTAGCCAATTCTCTATTTCGGTTAGAACCCTATGTGCTCCCTTAGCACCAACAAATGCGATCGGCGGTGCGCCACTATATGCGACATGTTTCCAGTCCATACCAGATAGCTCGTATGGCTTAATCAGGGAAGCATACTGGTCAACAACCTGCCAATTTTCATCGACACGAATGGCGGCAATCTGTGTTGGAATGATGCGGCTCCGTTTGCCTTCGACCCATTCCAAATCAATAATCACTAACATGAAAAGTTCAGCCTTTCAAAGCAGTAGCGTTCACGGGCGTGTGTAGCACTAATTCGCATACTTATGTTAGGTGTACTTTTGCAATCGAACAAGCAGTAAGTCGTGGGCTTCTTTCACAAAACCACCGTGTACACAACCACTGGACATCCCTCCTGCAGCAAAACGCTCAATACGACACCACTCATCTTTGCCATAGGGGATACCCAAATCTTCCACAATCGACATATACTTATTGGAAAATGCTTCAGGATCCATCGGAAGTTTATCGTAAGTAAAGCAGCGTGCTGCATACGCCCAAAAGAAGGGGTCACCCCGCAGGTGCCACTTGGGAAACGACAGGAACAACTCATATCCATAGTGCTGTCCTGCTTCCTTAAAGCGTAGGAATGGCATAATATGATCGAGAACGAGTAGCGGGCGCAACAGCTCTTGCTCCTCTTCATTTGTGCAGTAGTAGTGTCGGCCATCACAACCTAGAATACCTTTTTCAAAATCAAGGATATTCCAATCATCGTATTGAAGACGCCCAGAGATGTTGATGAGTTGATATGCGGCCTCATGATGAAGAAGCTGCACAATCGGGATCGATCTGAAAGGAACGGGCATAGCTTCCTCCTTGTGTTATGCGATTTATCTATTATATCATGCTTG